GATTTCTACTGAAAAGGATCCGCGATTACTCAAGCAGTGGAAAGAAATGTTGGACCAAATCAAGGCCAGCTCACTTAGCGCCTTTGAGGCGTGGGAGCAAGGAGTTAAGAAGCTCAACTTTGGAGAGACTACTGAGGACATTAAGAAGCAAATCGCAGTGTATCGCGAATTAGCCGCCGCAACTGATGATGTCGTGCTGTCTACTAAGTATCTTAATCAAGCCAAGCAACTACAAGAGGCGCTTGACCCGGCTGATACCGCCTTGCGCAAGTTTGCCGAATCAATTCAAAATACCACTAATCCTGCTAATGCTGCTGCTAAGGAATTATCTGAGTTAGATAAAGCTCTTGCCGCTGGCTATATTAGTTGGGACACGTATGGTATTGCTGTTGAGAACGCAATGGCAAAACTTAGCGACACCGGTAAAATGGAAGAGACTAAGGATTTAATCGATGAGATGGGCGTTGCTATCGGCACAGCACTAAGCAATAGTGTTGGCGAACTAGCAGACGTATTCTTAGAAGCTGATGCATCTTTTTCAAAGTTTGCCGAAAATTTCTTAAAGTCTATTGCAAAGATGATAATCCAGTTAATGCTTCTTAAGACAATTCAAGCAACGCTTGGCGGAACTTCGCTCGGTGGTTTCTTAGGATTGAAAGCGAACGCTAATGGTAACTCCTATGACGATGGCACTGGTCTAAAGCACGGTGTTTACGATAAACCTACATTCTTTGCCTTCGCAAAAGGTGGAACGTTTGGCGGTCGTAGCCGTTTAGGCGTGATGGGAGAAGCTGGGCCTGAGGCCATTCTACCTCTCAAGCGTGGTGCTAATGGTCAACTTGGCGTGCAAGCTGGAAGCATGGCGGCCCCAGAGACTACGATTAACGTTATTAATAATAATGCTAATCAGAATGAAGTTACAGTCTCTGAGTCTGAGAATTCAGATGGCAGCAGACAGATCGATATAATGATTACGCAAAAGGTTAAAGAACTCTTTAACACTGGTGCTATGGATAAAACAATGTCAAGTAATTTTGGCGCTAGACGATTAGGATATTAACATGGGTTTAATACAGATTGGACAGCGTCCTTTATCCTTAGATGGATGTATGGCGTCATGGACCGAGAAGCAACAACCAAACATTATTCGCACTGCGATGGAGAATGGTACTATTAAGGTTCGACGCCGTACTACAGGTATTCATAAGCAAATCTCTTGCACAATCACATTGACCGCTGAGAAGTATGATGACTTTATGGAATGGTTCAATATCGACTCACAACAGGGCGTAATCCCAACGAGGATTAAACGTCCTCAAGATGGTGTAGAGATTGTTGTTAGATTTCGCGAAGCACCTCAAGTCGAGTGGTTGCAAAGTAATGCCTTTATGGTAACGATGCAATTCGAACAACTTCCTGGATGGGATGGTCTTCCACCTACTCCAATTCCTCCTGTCAATCTCGGTCCAGCATGGAACCGTAACGATGAGATATGGGATCAAACTACTTGGATATATGGAGAATTAAATGGCTAAGAACCTAACAGGTCAAGCAATTAAAACCACTTATGTGCAACTATTGCACGTAGATGGCGGTGTAAATGCTACACTAAAAACCGTAACAGACGGAGATGGTACTGATACTCCCATTAAAATGTCAACCGATGAAACACAGTTTCGTAAGCGTATTAAAGTTAATCGCGAATCCGGTCAACTTGAGACAATGGCAAACTTTGGTGACATCACGGCCATTAACAACCTTGGACTTATAGGCGTCGGCATTACTACTCCTTCGTTCTACAATAATAACTATGTTGGCGTACATTCGCACGGCGATACGACAGGCTCAGGCTACCGCCTAACAACTCGCGCTTCTGGCGTAGGTAACGTTGACGGTGCTGACCTTGTTTTAGAGCAAACTGGCGTACTATACTTATGGAACCGTGAAAACGCTTCGTTCGTTATTGGCGTCAACAATTCCGCAGCAGTGCAGTTGAATCCTGGTGCTACATCATGGTCTGCTGCATCTGACGAGCGACTAAAGGATATTACAGGTACGTATAGCAATGCACTGCAAGATCTGCAAAAGATTAAAGCAATCAAATACACCTGGAAGTCTGACGCTAGTAAGAAACAGAACGTAGGTCTATCGGCACAATCCGTACAAGAAGTTGTGCCTGAAGCCGTCGATCGTATTCAACTACGCAATGGCGATAAGACCGAGTATTTATCTGTGCGCTACACCGAGGTAATTCCTTTGTTAGTAGCCGCGGTTCAAGAATTAACTGCCGAAGTGAATGCACTTAGAGCAAAGGTAGGATAAATAGATGCCAGTATCTTCAGTCACAGCGAAGGTAATTAATGCCTCCATGACAGATGTGGCGTTTCTCTACCTTCTCACGATAACACCGTATGGCGGTGATCCAATCTATCTAGTGAATAACCTAGAAGAAGTGAATAGCCGCGGCAAGAAGTATCTTCCATATCCATTTGCGATGCAGTTGCCGGCCGATGACACTACCCGTGTGCCGTCGGTAACTCTCACAATTGATAACGTTGATAGGTTATTAGTACAAGCCATCCGTGCGCAGTTGCAACCTCCATCTATTAAGGTGGAGTTAATTACAACCTTAGATCCAGATAATCCTGAAAAGGTATTAGATTTTCTGGAATTAAGAGATGTCTCATACGATGCTGCTACCATCCAAGGCACACTTGTTGTGTCTAATATTATGTCGCAGCGTTTTCCAAAAGAGTCGTACGATCCAGTCTCATTTCCAGATCTATTCTATTAAAGCAAAGGTTATATGAACTCATTGATAGGAATTCCTTATAAGTTCCACGGTCGCACCAAAGATGGCGTTGACTGTCTTGGAATAGTTCAATTATTTTATCGTAAGTTCTTTAATATTTCAATTCCAGAATATTTATATTCACATGCCAATGAAAATGAGTCGTGTGAAACTACTATTACTGCCGGTCAGTTTGACGGCAATTGGAAACCTGTTACAGATTTACAATACGGCGATATGCTCGTCTTTAGAATTAAAGGGCGCCCAACACATGTTGGCGTTTACTTAGGTAATAACGAATTTTTACACTGTCTAGCAGGACGCATGAGTTGTATTGAGCGTCTTGATAGTTTAACCTGGCGTAACCGTTTAGTAGGAGCTCATCGATGGATAATCAAGTCGTAGTACGATCGCTAGATCAAGCTCCTCTTAAATTTGAATTACAACCAGGCGTCTCTATTGCGCAACTCATAGAGTTAGCTGAGATTCCAAATGATGTAAAACCTTACGTTGTAGTATTAAATCATGGTACAGAAATCACTGACTGGTCATATATCACTAAAGATGGTGATGCATTATCTATCTGTATAGTACCACAAGGCGGCGGCGGTGGTAATAAAGGTGCTATCATTGGTACCATTGCGATCATTGCGATCGCTATTGCGGCGCCTTACGCTGCTGCAGCCATTTTGGGCACAACCGTTGCGACCTTAGGTGCGGCTGGAACTGCGCTCGCTATGGGTATCACAATGGTTGGCGCACTGGCCGTTAACGCTTTAATCCCTCCGCCGCAGCTTTCTCAAAATTCAATGAGTGGCGGAGGACCTTCAGAGGCAAATACGTACTCTTTAACCGGTCAATCTAATACGTCAAATGCATATGGCGTTGTACCGCGTGTGTATGGAACTCATAAGATGTTTCCACATATCGCTAGTACTCCATTAATTGATAACTCAGGCATCTCATCGATGATCTCCACGCTGTACGACTTTGGAGCCGGTGATTTAGATGTTGGTGAAATCTTTATTGGCGAAACGCCTGCAACTCAGTTTGAGGCTAGACTGCGCGTTCATCAGAATACGGCTACTCCAAATCTACAGTATGTATATTCTCAGGTTGCTTACGAGCAGATGGCTTATACGCTTGCTACGACTGGCGACGAAGTCCGTCTTCGAACTAAACCTGGCTCAAAAGATGCCGCCGTTGATATTCTTTTTCCAGAAGGTCTGGTAAGAATTAATGAAAAGAACGGCGAGAGAGAAGCATGGGCAATTGATCTCTGGGTAGAATGGAGAGAGCTGCCGTTTGGAGGTTTTCAAAGCGATAACACATATTGGCACGGTTGCACAATACAGCAGACAGCGTATAACGCGTACTCTGTAGTCAATAACACTCTTAGGCCTTTTGTTGTTGGCGTCCATATGACGTTTCCAAGACCAGGCGTATATGAAGTTAGAGTGTATCGGCACAGCGCTAAACCCATAGATGAAAAGGTCCGCGACGTATGCCGCGTGACGATGTTAAAGTCATTTGCACCGGGCAACGTAGTTAATCTACAGATCCCACATACAATGGTCGAGCTACAGGTTGTTGCTTCAGATAAACTGTCTGGAACAGTGAGCAACTTAAGCGCCACCGTTACTTCTCGACTAAGAGGATGTAGTGTCAATGGCTTTACAGGTGTAGGACCTACAAGAAATCCTGCACATATAATACTTGACGTACTTACTGGTGCATCTAATCCGAAACCATTAAGTGATAATCAGATCGACTTTGCAAGTTTCTATCGCTTGGCACAACTTTGCGACGAACAGGTAACGACTACAGCGAACGGTATAACGTCCACTGGACCGCGATACACCTGCGATACGATCGTTAATTATCGTACGACAGTCCAACAACTCTGCGCTTCTATCCTTTCTGGATGCCGTGCACAGTTGATGATTACTCAGTCCGGTAAGTATGGTATCTTAATCGATAACGAGCAACCAGTTTCACGGCAAATGTTTACGCCTGAGAATTCATGGGGCTTTAAAGGTAATCGCCAATTCATTGACGCACCTCATGCATTTAGAGTAACGTTCACCAATCCTCAGAATAACTGGGCAAAGGATGAATTCCTATGCTACAATGACGGATATAATGCGTCCAATGCAACTCGCTTTGAGACCCTTGAGACCTTTGGTCTAACGGACTATGCAACTGCATGGCGCTATGCTCGCTACATGATGGCCCAAGGTATTCATCGGTCCGAAGTATTTACGATTAACGTTGATGTAGAGAACTTAGCAGTGCAACGCGGTGAAAGAGTGTCCATTGCGCATGATGTACCATCTGTTGGCGGTATGGCAATGCGTATCGTTCAGGTTTGGAACGATCACCGTATTGTCACTAGTCAAAAGTTAGACGTTGGCTTTACAGATTATACTGTACGTCTTCATGATGGCACTATCAGAACAGGTAAGATACAATACATCGTTGAACCAGATCAGTTTGATATCGACACGACTGCTGGTATAGTTGGAGATGAATTGATTGTCTTAGGTATGTCAGAACGCGTTGTGTTCGATTATCTAATTCTTGAAATTACTCCTGGCGCCGACTTAACCGCTGAGATTAAGTTAGTTCCATATGTACCAGGTATTTATAGAGTTGATACCGATCCAATACCCGATTGGAAGCCAAACTTTGGCGACGATGGTATTGGTGTAAGTGATTTAGAGGTTATTGATTTAACTGCAAAGCAGAAAATCTATTATCCATTACGGATGCCAATGCTTCATGTCAATCTTGAATGGAAAGAGGCTGGAACAGTCGCCTTCTTAGATAAATACCAGGTATTCCTATTAAGACCAGGATATCCTGCGCTCTTTGTTGGCGATACTCCTGAACTATACTTTACCCACGTAATCGATATTCTTCGTGAACCTGAGCTAACGTATCCGTGTGAGTATGAGATTATTCCTATTAGTAAGCTAGGTACGTGGGGTAAATCTGCCAAAATCGCTATTACTCCTTTATTGGATCGCGAAAAACCGCAGATGCCGCAGAACTTTAACGTCAATATTCAATCAGAAACTGCCGTATTATTCTGGAGTAAAACGCTAGAGCCTGACGTCATACGATACGAGATTAGATACACATCTGAGCTTATCGCTCCTGATTGGAACGCTTCGCAACACTTGGCTACCATGCCATGGGATGCTACTCGAACCACAGCTGGTGCTAGGACTGGTACGTATATGATACGCGCTATTGACTCGTCAGGTAATAAGTCTGATGTTGCCATGCAGCGCACTACAGTTGAATCTCTTCCAAACATTGAGATTATTACGGCCATCGACGATGCTGACTTCGGTTGGTTAGGTCCACGCTACGGTTTGACACAGATTGGTAATTCACTATGGTCTGAAGGAGAGTTCGGTAATGTAACGCCTGAAGGTGTTTATATGTTTACTGATCTCGTAAATCTCGATGAAGTATACGAAGTGCGTGTATCATCAAAGATTAGAGCGTACGGTGAAGATTATTACGATTTAATGTCAACATGGAATACGCTTGCAGAGGTTCCTGCTCTTGCTCGTGCCGACTCAGATGAGTGGGACGCTTGGCTTGAGTATCGCACCGTTCAAGAAGTATTCTTTATGGACAGCTGGGAAAACTTAGAGTATCTCCCAGACCTCGTGACAGGCACTTCTCCATGGAGTGAATGGCGCTCTCTAAACGTTGGTGACATTACGGCCCGTTTAATTCAGTTCCGCATTCAAACACGCTCTTACACTAACACTGTGCGAGTAGTGCTGACAAGTGGACGTACTGAAATAGACGTAGCAGACCGTATCTGGTCAGCAAATGACGTAGTTGTAACGCCGTTCGGATTGCGTATTAATTTCGATCCTGCATTTATGTTCAATGATATCGCTGTAGCTGTCAATATTGATGGAAACGATCAACCAGTTGTATCTCGCGTTACTAATAAAGGACGTACTGGTTTCGATCTCGATCTATTCGATACTACGATACAAAAAACCGCGGATGGTAAGGTCGATATCATGGTTCGTGGCCAAGGTAGACAACGTGAAGTAATTATTTAAGGAGTATTATATGAGTATTGTTAATGGTACAGATTGGCCGATTATACCGTCGACCACGTCTGGTACTGAACTGGCGGATCGACTGAACCGTCTTTTCGCAGCCATTCAGTCTAATCAGGCTAATACTACAAGACCGTTGCAACTAACTGCGGGTGGTATCTGGACACGAACTGAAACGAATGGTGATTTAATCCTATTCTTTTATGACGGCACAACCGATTATGAAATAGGATCTGTTTCAGGTGGCACAGGCGCTTTTGGATCAGGTGGTCCATTAGCCCTTGCCTTTGATCAGACTAAATCGTATTTTAAAGGTAATATTATATACGATGCGCCTACGAAAGTATACTATTCAGCGGTAAAAGATATTGACGCAAATAATCCTTACAATGCAGCAGAATGGCAGGCGTTGGATGATGTATTAAATCAATTAGAAGATTACTGCAAAGTAGATGTACAATCAACTCCTCCTACCAACTACTTTGATGGAAAGATGTATTACGATACAACAGATCCAAGTACACCTGTATTAAAGATTTTCTATGACGGTGCATGGCATGAGGTCTGTAACGACGGCGGCGAAGGTGGTGGCCCTGGTGGTGGAGGCGAAGGTACAGTAGTTGAATCTGAGGTACTGGTAATTGGAGGTGGTGGTGGCGGCGGAACAAGTTCGTTCGCTTCGTCAGGTGGCGCAGGTGCAGGAGGTCTAAGAACCAGGCCATTTTCTGCTAACGACGCTTATTCTTATATCATAGTTGTCGGTGCAGGTGGCGCTGCTGGAACTAATGGTGGAAAAACTTCAGCATTTAGTATGACCGCTCTTGGTGGTGGCCATGGAGGCGGTAACGTAAACCCTCCAAATGGAACATTTTACGGCGGCTCAGGAGGTTCAGGTGGCGGCGGCGCAGTAGCTGGAAGCCAAGGTTCTGGAACGGCAGGTCAAGGGTTTTCTGGCGGAGGTGGTCGTACTGATCCCTTCTCTGGAGGAGGAGGCGGTGGTGCTGGTGCAGTTGGAACAAGTTCCGCGGCAACAGGCGGCTCTGGAGGTATAGGAGTCCAATCATCAATCACCGGTACTGCAAAGTACTACGCAGGTGGTGGCGGTGGTGGCGGATCTAATACATCCGGTGGTCAATCTGGCCAACTACCTGGTCCCGGCGGTAATGGTGGCGGCGGTTACGGTGGATACGGAGGTCCAGACGGTTCTGGATCTGTATCTGCAGATGGTGTCGCTGGAACTGCAGGACTAGGCGGCGGAGGTGGTGGCGGCGCTCGTGTCGATCAATATGGATATACAACAGGAGGTACCGGAGGTTCCGGTGTCGTCATCTTTGCGTATCCTGGCACAGAACCTAAGTTTGTAGGAGGTGATACTATCAGTACTACATCACGTAGTGGATACGTTGTCCATACTTTTACGTCGTCAGGAACGCTTGGACCTTTGCCAGCTAAGATCCTCTAATCAGTTTATGATTTAATCAATTAAGGAGTTATATATGAGTATTGTAAATGGGACCGATTGGCCGATAGTACCTTCGACTACGTCAGGTACAGAATTAGCCGATCGTTTAAATCGCCTATTTGCAGCTATTGAGTCGAATCAAGCGAACACTACACGACCACTGCAATTAACGGCAGGCGGTCTGTGGACTCGCACAGAGACTGATGGTTCTTTGATCTTGATGTTCTATGATGGTATCGTAGATCATCCAGTAGGATCGGTATCAGGAGGCGAGGGCCAGTTCGGTTCTGGTGGCCAGTTAGCTGCAACATTTGTTTCAACTAGATTATATTACAAGGGCGAGATCATTTATGATGTGTCCTTAAAACAGTATCTATCTGCAAAGTATGATATCGCCTCAGGAAATCCATTTAATGCCGCAGACTGGGCCATCTTAGATGACGTGCTAAACCAGTTAGCAGATGATTGCTGTGTGCATGTGGGCGTTACGCCTCCCACAAATCTCTTTGAAGGTAAGCTATGGTATGACGTTAGCGATGCTTCAGATATGTGCCTTAAGATTTACTACGATGAATCTTGGGAAAAGGTATGTGTAGGAGGTGGAGGCGGCACAGGACCAGTAGCAGTCAGCGCTGATGCTGTTATCGTAGGCGGTGGAGGTGGTGGCGGTCAGAACCCTGATCAAGGATCTGGAGGCGGCGGCGCTGGTGGCTTTATTTCCACACTTGTTATTCTCGACAGCGCAACAATCTACCCAATCGTAATTGGCGCTGGCGGAGGCGGTAACGCCAAAGGTAATGACACGACTGCATTTGAATTTACTGCTCTTGGCGGAGGCGCCGGTGCCGGTAATAACGCCGGAATCGTAAACGGTGGCTCAGGTGGAGGCAGCAGTGTGCGTGATAACCCAGGTGAAAACGTGGGACCTGGATCAGGCACAGCTGGACAAGGATTCGCTGGAGGTCAAGGTGGCGGGTACACAGGCGGTGGTGGTGGAGGTTCTTCACAAGCCGGACAAGGCGTAACTGGTGGTAATGGTACAGTTATCACGATCGGTGGTACATCTAAAACTGTTGCAGGAGGCGGCGGCGGTGGAAATCGTACTGCAAATCCAGGTGGTAATGCTGGAACAGGTGGTGGAGGGCAAAACGGCCAACCTGCTTTAACTAACTCAGGTTCAGGCGGTGCAGGTGGCGGTTCCGATGGTGGAGCCTTTGGACCGTCTTCAGGAGGCTCAGGTATAGTGTATCTGGCGTACGAAGGTTCTCCTAAGTTTACAGGTGGAACTATCTCAACAGTTGGTACGAAAACACTTCACGTCTTTAATGAATCAGGTTCACTAAAGCCAGTTAGTAGTGGCGGATATACCGCTGAATATTTAATTATCGCTGGAGGCGGTGGTGGTGGTCATGGAGGAGGTGGCGCAGGCGGAGTATTGAATTCAACTATTCCATTAACTTCAGGAACTTCATACACAATTACTATTGGTGCAGGCGGCGCAGCAAGAACGAATGGCAGCAATACTCTTGCACTATCGTTAACAGCGACTGGCGGCGGTAAAGGTGGATTTGACGCAGAAGCGGGCGGCACAGGCGGTTCAGGTGGCGGTGGCGGTGGTGGGTATGGAGGCGGACCAGGCGGTTCTCCAGTAGCTGGACAAGGCTATGGTGGCTCTGCAGGCGCGGCTGACTACGGCGGAGGTGGTTGCGGTGGTGGCGCAGGCGCGGCAGGTACAGGCAATCGAGGCGGTGGTGGTGGCGGTGTAGGTCTAGCCTCCTCAATCACTACTCAAGATGAAGTGTATGCGGCTGGAGGCGGTGGAGGTGGATTTGGCGGTGGCGGTGGTCAAGACCCATTCCCAGCAAGCCCTAATGGATACTCAACTAAGCCTTATGGCAATGGTGCAGGAGCAAACGGCACTGGTAATGCTGGCGCGGTGATTATTGTGTACCAATCTGCATCTCAAAAGGCGACTGGTGGAGAAATTACAAACACTGGCGGTTTCTGGATTCACACATTCACAACTAGCGGAACATTTGTCGCTTAATTAACGGAGAAATAATGTCACATTTTGCAAAAGTAGCAAACGGTAAAGTAATACAGGTTATTGTAGCAGAACCTGAGTTCTTTAAAACGTTCGTTGATTCCACTCCTGGTGATTGGATCCAAACATCTTATAATACTCTCGCTGGTAAGCATACTCTAGGTGGGACTCCTTTGCGCGGCAATTACGCCGGCATTGGGTATACGTATGACGCAACTAATGATGTGTTCTATGCACCATCCCCTTTCCCCTCTTGGAAGTTGAATGAAACTTCTTGGACGTGGGAAGCCCCTGTAGCAATGCCTACAGACGGTAAAGTATATGCTTGGGATGAAGCAAGTGTAAACTGGAAAGAAGTAGTTCCAGCGTAAGTAGTATATAAGTAAGAAACCAGGGAGTATCCGTATGGAGCTCTCTGGTTGAATGCTTAGTATAAAATTTTAATTTATGGATTTGATGGTCAGAACGACCTAAGATTCGCTAGGCACTGCCTAGGATTGTTGATAGGAGGCTACCAGGAGATCCCTGGTGCCTTCCTTTTCAGTAGGATATAGTAACACTATTCCTTTTCTATGTTTGACCTCCAGGCATCTCCTGGCATCGATCAAACTATCACTCTCGGTTCTCGAAAGTGACTTTCATTCTCGTATTACATTTGCAACACTTCACCACTTCGCCAAGGGGCATTTTGCCGTAGCCATTAGAGACTTAGCAAGCATAGCACAGCCACACTTCTTACAGATACTCCTAAAGGTTAGCTCAGGACAACTATAACAAATCAGCATGCGCTTCTTAGACAGCTCACTCAATTTCTACTCTCCATATCTACAAGCGTTAGCGTTGGAGGAATATCTGATACTTCCACCTCTTCTACCTCTTTAGGTTCAATCGCTATAGCGCCATTGACCTCAGCGTCCATCAGTTTATCTGTGAGTTCTAAGGCGCGCTTTACAGCGATGTCGTCCCAAGTAATTCCTTCAGGAATGTCAAAGCGCCAATCACCTGCGCAAATATTACC